ACATGGGGCGGATTATGTCGGCGAATTACCCAACTTGAGAATGATCATGCTGTTTATGGTGATAATTGGGCAGGTTGGCTGAAGGCACGGATCGCATTAGCAAGCCCCCGGGATCAATGGGGCGACAACAACGTAATCAGTTGTCAATGGTGTAAACCTACAAACGGTTGGTTAATATCTGACACGGAAAAATATGATTGCTTGATTGATATTGCTGACGGACGTATGACGTATACAACGGCAAAAAAACTATTGGGTCTTTAACATCGCTAAAGCAAGATACCAATCATCGAATAAACATCCAAGACATTTCAGCTTTAAAAGCCCCTGAAAGATTAATTCAGGGGCTTTCCTTTTTGTTTCGCCTATCAATCCTTCCTGACAATACTCTTCAAATATCTATCTATCTATCATTCACCACTTGCCTATTAATCATATCACCGATATTTTAAAATCGTTATATCGGGATATGGTCATATGGCGGCGCTGCTTAACAGCTATAACTCTATTTTGCACATATTTTATTTTGTGGAGTTATTATATTTTTTTCTAATATTTTTCATCATAGATCTTGTTAAATTAATATTTACATACATACGTAATACATCACACTGACGAACACCAGAAGCATAGATATTGTAAATTTCTTTCTGTAACTCTTCTTGCATTACCAAGATTTGGTAGATCAGCAAGCCAATTATCAACACTACGAATACCAACATCTAATTCTTCAGTAAGTTTCTTCCTGCTATGTTCCCCATTAAGATATTTCTCCCTTACAAGATTTTTCTTATAATATCTTTCAACCCACATCTTATCAGAAAATGTTTTAGGTTTTTGTTCTTTCCTTCGGGTGTCTTTTAATATCTCTGATATTTTTCTCACAGGAATATTGTAAATGTTACTTAATTTTACCATTGTTTGTTAAAACAAACTGAGAGATATATTCATATTTCCATTTATATATAATCCTTTGTTTTAATTCTTGGCAAATATGTCTTTTAAATTGGGTTTGTTTATTAATATATACACTAAGATCTTTATACTCACATATATTTTCATCTGGAAAATTTAAAACAGGCTCAGTAAACTCTTTTCTTGCAATAACATCATAGATCTTAGCGGCTATCTCTTCTGTTTCACATCTTCCATAATAAACACCTTTACAATAAACACTAAAAGTTTCTGAATTAACACCTTTGTATTTTACCCTATCATTGTTTTAACAAACCTGTTTTGTATTACTATTATCACCTTTATTATCAACACGAAAGCTATTAAGTTGATTCTTACTCCTTGTAACATTGTTTTAACAAACCCACCTTAAATTACTAACAGAGTTATTCAAATTATTTCTATCAATATGATCGACCATAGAAAGACTATTAATATTTTTTACAAAACTCATTGCCACAAGTCTATGAACTCTTAAAGTTCTTCTTGCATTTTTATGAGTAAGAGTGACATAATTATAATTTGGAACACCACATAAAGATAATTTACAAAAACAGCAATCAATAATATTATATATTCTACGTTTGTTAAAACAACCATAATTAGATACTCTATATTTCTCTGATAATATACAAGCATCATCAAAACTTGTTTTAACAAACCTGTTAATAGGTAAAAATATTTCTGACAAAACTAAAGGTTTTATATTTACTACGTTTGTTAAAACAAGTTCACACATTATCAAATTACTCCAATACAATAAATTTAATAACCACACGGTTGTCGCACAACAACGCCACTTTCTAACAGCATCTCTTTTGATACTATAAAATCACAATACCAGGCATCACCATAGCTAAAATCTGGGCATATAACTTCAGTCATACTTGTTTTAACAAACCAGTTTGTATAATACTTCTTGCACAATCAGGGTTTGTTAAAACAAGTTTGTTAAAACAAGTTTGTTAAAACAAGCATAGAAACAATGTTATATAAATCCTACAACCTATTTGAGTTATAGATACGCATGTTCTGTATATTTATATTTCTGTGGTCTTTAATATCATCATTAACACCTGTTGAACCAACAGACACAATTCTATTTCTATTATCTACAACACCTCTTGAAGTATCTTTAGACCATTTAGATATAAAGTGTGCTAATTCAATAAATTTTTCATCCCAACTGTTCATTATCATCTCCACGTAATACACTTACAAAATAATCTATTTCCACATCAGTGAGATTAATACCACTCCAAAACAAACAATGTTTACAAGGTATAATACCATTCTTTTCTAAGCATGTCTCACCAGGTCCACAAGAAACCCATACACAGCAATCTTCATCTTTACAACCATTACCTGCGTATTTATAAAATCCTTTAAATTTATCATGTATTATCATTATTATCTCCGATATCTTATCGTTGATAAGGTTCTTACCTCTGGTAAGGTCTTACATACCACAAAGGACAATCAGTAGCAGTACATTCTCTTACGTCAGTAATTACTTCACCAACACAAATTAGACAAAATGCATTAATACTTGCTCTTAAAGATTTCTTATTCTCTTTCCATTTTTCTATAGCGCTTTTCGCAGGAGTTTTTGTAATTTCCCCTGATTTAAGTTTTCTTTGATATTCTTCTCTTGCTTTATTAAGATTTTCATTAGACATATCATCTCTCCTTATATAAAAGGCATCTAATTTTGATATTTAGTATTAGGTGTATATAATCCTATTACCTGATAGCTGAATGTTGATATTTGATACTGTTTATATCTTATACTCATACTTGTTTCCAATAATAGTATAATTACTTGGGTCACCCCAATTACTCCAATAACAGCCATTATTATACTCAATAGTAAATTGTACACTTAATAAAGACTTGTCATCCACTGCGTATCCCATAACATCACCATCATATATTTCATAACCATAAGCATCATATAAACCAATACTACTCATTAATACAATTTCTGGATTATCCAATGTATCACATATAATAATATCCTCATACATAATTTCTTTATTTAATGACCAGTACCCACTGTCTGCTATATGAAGATAAAAATCACCTTTGACATAGATCATTTTCTTTCCAGTCCAAACCCTATAGCTTCTCATTTTTACTATTACCTACATTATATTTTTTTAATAATACTTCAAGTTCATCAATAACCACATCAAGAATCCATAATATATAACTTGTAATAAAAAGCAATGTTGCCAATTCTGTGTTATCTGAGCAATATTTAGCTATTGCACCAAGAACAGTGAAAAATAAACTCTTCCAAAGTAATCTACTATTCATATTATCTCCTCTTCGCTTTAAAAATAATTTTATCTTTATTGTCACCTATTAATTCATAAACATACTCTATCAATACAAAAGGCCATGCAAGCATACATAGAATACAGAGTACAATGTCTTCAAGTGTAATATCATCATGATCAAGAAAAAATTGATGTAATGTAATAATAACACCTACTATAAGTCCAATGCAAAACCAAGCAATAATATAATTCATTAGCTATTCTTCTTACTCTTTATTTGAGATATTTCATTCTTTTTAATCTTTCTACATCTTACTTTTATTACTTCCTGTGATTCATGTAAATTACAAAATTCTTCTTTATTACAATCATCTTCATAGTGGAATCTTGAGTGTAGACAACTCTTGATACAATGTTCAGAGAAATTTTGATTCTTCTTGTCTTCAATATTACATATAACAAGTTCTTCGATATTCATTATTCTTTCCTTAACCCATATCTCTCACAAATTTCATTAAACCTTATCACATACTCAGATACAAAGCAAGCATTATCTGGGAACCATCTGTCAATACCTTTTTGTCCTTTACTTCTATTAGCAGAAGCAGATACAGCTAAGAGATTATATGGATCATTAGCAAACTCTTCCTTTTGTTCTTTTGTCCAATTTTCAGCACCATGTTCATAAGCATATTTTAAAGGAACGATATGGTCAATATCAAGCCTGTCAGCGAACACAAATATTTGATTAGTATATGGGCAAATCCATAAACCAGACCAAACAACTTTATCTTTAAATTTAACAGGTACTATACTATCTCTCATCAATACCTCAATTCTGGTATCTTGGCCATCATTGTCAGAGTCAATCCAATGTTTCCAATTAGAGCGACTATAAAAACCCCCAGCAAAAGAGATTGTGGTAATTAGTAAACAAACAACTATAATAATAAATTTTTTCATACTACTTTCTCCTTAGTTAATCCTTTGATAATTTGGTTAAAACAACAAAATATATTTCATCTATATAATCTGATATATCTTTCCAACTTGGGTCTAAAAGATTATCATATCGTATGTTATTTTCAGAATTAAACATATTACACCAATTATATGCAGTAGTCAATTGTTCTTTTGTATTACATGATTCAAATACGGTTTTAATTTTATCTATTTGCTCATTAAATGTCATTTCCAACCTCATAAATATAATTATTTATCCCACAATATTTTATTTAATTCTTTTAAAAAATACTCATCTTTACTATCAGTAGTATTAATGTACTTATTCTTACACTCTTTGCATATAAAGTCAATATCTTTATGTAATTTAGCATCTCTTATAACACCAAGATATTTCTGACAGACACAACACCTTATCTCTTTCATTCTATTCTCCATTCTTTAAATTGTATTATAGATTTTCATTTATTCGCTTCTCTGCAATTTCACAATACTCTTTTGCTATCTCACTCCCGACAAATTTTCGATTGTTTAGTAATGCCATTTTAGCCGTTGTCCCTGACCCCATAAACGGGTCATAGACTAAATCGTTTTCATTACTCCAAGATATAATGTGGTCGTTTGCTAATCTTTCGGGAAACTGTGCTGGGTGTCCTTTTATTCCTGCGTTTGTAGGTATTTCCCAAACATTACCTTTTTGCTTATATTCCTTTACAACATCGTTTTTATGTCCTTCTGTTGGTGTATTTTGTGAGTTTGTTTGGTAAAATGTTCTTCCATTGGTCTTACTTCCATTGGTTTTACACTTTACCATTATAGGATTAAATGTTTTTGGTTTGCCTTTACTAAAAACAAACATATACTCAAACGCTTGCTCGTACCTATTATGAGTTAATGGTATGTAATTTATTTTCCTATACATCATTGTATCATGTAAATTAAATCCTACTTCCTTAAAATAAAGTGCTTGCTTGAAAGATGTTCCTGTTTCACTTCCTTTAATTGTAGCATCACCTACTATCCACACCACTACACCGCCATCTTTAACTATTCTAAATAATTCTTGGGCTACATTTTCAAAGTCAAAACAATATCCTTTGTAATCTCTCAAGTTATCATACGGTGGGCTTGTTACAGATAAGTCAACAAATCCATCTGGCATTCTTGCCATTGTATCAAGACAATTTTCGTTGTAGATTTTATTTATTTCCATCTTTTAACTCTTTCACTAATTTCTCGTTTGCATCTACAACCTCCTGCATATCCTCAATAGATATTTCTTTTTCCAAAGACTCAAAGAAATAAACCTTCTCGTCATCTGTCTGAAAATACTCTTTGATTACTTTCATCTTTCACCTCCTATAAAATATAAAATCCACACAGTTATTAACCATGAGGATCTTATAATATTAAGATTTAATTGTCAAGCAATTATTTTGCATCAAGCTCAAGTTCAATATTATCTAATTTAAGAAATTTTACCTTACAAGTTAAATGAGCCTTAATCAGATCACGCAATGGCATATCAACTGTTATAGATTATCAGCAGTTATATTTTCACCAGCACCATTGAAATTTTTAGTATTGTTGCTAATACCATCTTCATTTATAATACTTATCATAGATTTTCACCATATTCAACATAAGCAATAAACTCAAGGTATTGTTTGGCCTTTCTTAAATCTTCAATACCATTCTTCTTTTTATGTCTATCAACATACTTTATAATATTTGCTTGGTAAGGACAATGACCCCTTCTTTTTGACCATTCTGCTACATCCATAACACCTTCAATTTTATAATGGCTACCACCTTCCTGATAGTCAAATGGGTTTTTAAGCTCTTTCTTCTGTAGTGTGTTAATACGGATATCATAATCTTCATTGTCGATCATTGCTTATCACCTCATTTCATATTTTATTATATACCTGTACTTCCAAATGACCCTCTTACTTTATTTCCAAGTGCTTCTACTTCTTCAAATATACAATCTGGTTGTACCTTTTGAATCCTAAACTGACATACTCTTGTTCCTTTAGTAATTCTCGTCTCTCTTGTTGCGTATGCTGGGAATTTCCAAATATCCTCATCAGAAGCAAAAGAATTATCTATGATACCCATATGATTAGTTTGAATAAGACCATATAGTTTAAACGTACTACTTCTTGGCACAATGTAAGCTTCATACCCTTCTGGCAATTCCATACTTACACCAAGGTCAAGTAGCTTAAAATCTCCAATATTAAGGTTATAATCATCAACAACAGCTAAATCATACCAATTTCCTTGTTCTAACTTCTTAATCCTATAAATATCTGTGTGATACTTAATTTTAACTTTCATTATATCTCCTCAATATACTTCTTTACTAAAGATTCATGAAAACCAGCAGCTAAAAGTACAGGTTTAACAAGTTCCTGCATTGTCCTGTCTATATCAAGCCAATCATTATTGATTGAAACAGTTGATGTATATGTTTCACCATCAGAATACTCTTGTATAAAAGAAAATGTTGTCTTCATTATTTTTAATCCTTAAAAAGTTCTTCATACATATCAAATATCTCTAAAGCTTTTGTTTTTTCTTCTTCTTTATTACCTGCATAAGCAAGCACACACATTTTATTAAACATACCTGTTGAAACACCATATGTTTTTTTAACATTTGTTGCAATTATATTTAAATCGTCTTTAGCATTTTCAATCTCTGCTATAAGTTGTACACCTTTATCTTGAATAATCTGCTTAAGTTCTTTTTTTTGTTCTTCTGTTAGCTTCATTTTAACCAATCCTTTAAGTTAATTTTATCACCACAAAAATCTCTTCCTGAGTTTATAGTACTAATAACACTTTTCATTCTATTTGGCAATAGATTAAAATTAATATTATAACCTGTTCCAGCTTCTAAACTCTCTTTATCAATAAATTCTTTTAATTTGCCTGGTATAGTAGCACCATTATTTATTTGGTTTAGGAGTTCTTTACAAATATTATCAAATGTAGAATCAGATATAACTGGTCTATAATAAGTGTAGTACAGGCTGCTATGAACTATATACCAAACACATAGTTTATTAACTTTAAAATTACTTACATCAACATCATACAATGTTATTCCGTTTCCTCCCAATATATTTCAATGTGTTCATAAGACCATGACTCAGCTTCTTTATATTTATCCAAATCTGATAATTTAGACCATTCTTCATCAGAATAACCAAGATCTTCAGTATCAAACCACTTTGATTTTCTTGCTGAATCAATATTAGCACCACTATCACAAATAAATCTAACTTTCATAATCTTTAATAAACAACAGCATCATGCCATTCAAGTCTTTCTTCTGTATAATTATATACCTTATCTTCTTTAACAATTACACAACACTCTTTAAAAAGTTTAAGTTGGTATTCTATCTCTTTACAAAGAGCTTCATAGAATTTATTAGAAAGCTCATCTTTATGTGTTTCAAGAGCTGATAGTAGGATACAACAATCACCTATCTCTGAACCCTCTATCTCTGCATAGCTATTAAGTTCTGTTACTGTTTTCTTTATATCCATATCTATTACACCTCAAATATTCTAATTGGTTCTCTTACACTATTACTAAATTCACATGCACATTTAATAGCTCTTGTGATATTCATCTCTGGGTCTTTTCCAAATAGACCTAAATCTTCTTGTGTTTTTAAACTACCAAGTGCAAAATTCCCTCCACTTCCAATAGCAACATACGGTTTATCAATTTTAAAACATTGGTAATGCGACACAAGAGAATAAAGTTCACCTCGATATCCAATTAAAAACCAATCTTCCATACTCTCTTGTCCATCACAAATAATACAGTATTGATTGCATGCAAATACTTCTTTAATACAAGGAACTACAAATCTATAAATATATTCTTCATCTGTGTAAGAGCTAATAAGTTGTTTAATCTCTTCTTCTTCAGGGAAGCACCAATTGTGTTCAAGCAATTGAATACCTCTAATACTACCTGTTATACCAATTAATAGTTCTCCTTTCTTGATAATCTTTGGACTGCTTAGTGTCATAATTTCAGAATCTGTAGAGATTGCTGAATCACAACCCATATATATTTTACCTTGGTCTTTAATACCGACTATTACTGTCAATTAGTTCTCCTCTATAGGAATTAGGTAGTCTTTAATTTGTTCTTCAAATGAACCATATTTTTCAATATCAGTTCTCCCAAAATATACAGAGTATCTTTGCTTATATAGACCTTTGTCTTTTGCTGTCAGACATGCAATACCTTTAGAGTCCAAATAATCTGCGATAAAATATATGTCATTATAATCTTCAAAATCTTTAAAATTAAAATGTAATTTCCAACAATCTTTATCTGTTTTTTGAATATTCACAAGCCAAGCAACCATACCTCTTTCTACAAAATCTTCACTAAATATTGGTTGTAAGAATTTTACTTCAATTGCATCTAACATATCTTCTTTAATTTCCATATCCAATACTCCTATAATAAAACCTGCATTAAAATTAGAAGTATTTTAACACAGGTTTTATTTATTTGTCAAGTAATATTTCAGCTATCCACAAGAAGAGTATCCACATGATAAACACTTACCACAGCCACCTTCAAAAACATAAGCCCTTTCACCGCACTCTGAACAAATATTTAATGAATCTTCTTCATCATTTAATATATATTTCGATAAAATTCTTTTTAAAATCCCAGCAGCGTCTACTAAAGAGTATGTACTTTTATTAAGTTGGTTAATAATTTCAGTTAATGGTACACCATATCTTAAACTCACTGAAATACACCTACATAGAGAATCCCATAAAGAATTATGCTCATTCCATGTCACACTATTAAATACACCATCACTACCAATACCTGCTTCTTTTGGTAGTTTTGTGAAAACTTCTATAGGGCTATCTTCCTCGTCAACACTAACATTAATATAAATTTTACTACCTTTCCAAGATACTCTGTGTCTTACTGAATACTCTTCATCAAACAACTCTTTTTCAAAAACTTCTTGTGTTGTTATGTCAACTTGTTCTTCATGTTTATCATTAATACTTGATAATACACCGTTTTTACATCCATCCCTAAATACGGTTATTCCCTTTAGATTGTTTTTCCATGCACATTTATATATATTTTGTATATCATCGCTACTACAGTCATTACTTAAATTTATTGTTGATGAAATACTTGAATCAGTATATTTCTGAAAAGCAGATTGAACAGCTATCCTATCATTATAATCAATTTCTGATGCTTCAAAATAATTTAATTTTTCCTTTGCTTCTTTTAAAGTTAACCCATCAAAGTCATTGTAATTTTCTAACATTCTTTGTGCTGCTGGTAAATGAATAAATGCATACTCTTTACCATCTATTCTGTTTTTCCTTTTATATGAGAACATAAAAACAGGTTCAATACCTGATGTTATATTACCACTTACAATACTTATACTACCACATGGCCCAACAGTATTAAATGATGTATTTCTTAAACCAAATTTTATAATATCTCCTGACAAAGACTTAAACTCTTCACAATCTTTTAAGTAAATACAGGATTCTATAAATTTTTTCCTTTTTTCTACCGTATCAAGAGCAGCACATGGTGATAATTCTTTAGCTAATTCTATTGAAGACTTAATAGAATTAATAAGTAGTTTTCTCATTAAAGTGCGTGCTAACTCTTTTGAACTATTATCCCCATATTTAAAACCAAGTGATGCACATATATCACCAAAGCCTGTAATTTCAAGACCAATCCGCTTTCCAAACTTATCATTATCTATCTGTTCTTGCAAAGGATGCTTATCTTCATTAAAATCTGAAAATATATTCATAAGTCTTGTAGCTACTTTAATATCTTCTTCGTACAAAGAAAAATCAAATTTATTGTTTTTTAAATATTTAGGTAGAACAAAAGCACCAAGTAAACAATTATTAAATGCTGCGAGGCCCTGCTCCAGTGTATAATACTTTGTTGTCATATTATACCCCCGACTATATCTTCATATCAATCTTATACTCCAAGCATTCAGGAATATATTTCTTAAAAGGTAAAATCATATTTTTTATGAAAGATGCTATCTCAGGCTTAGAAGAAATATAAACAGAATGCTTTGCTGTTTTAAAATTATATCCATAAGTATTTAGATGACACTTTAAAGCTTCACCTAATTCAGGATAATGCTCTGAATACGCATAGCTTAAAGTACAAGTATTATATTTATCACTTATACTAAGTGAACCATCATCTAAATACAAAAGGAACAATCCTAATGGTGTTAACAAATCAACTACTTCATGTTTCTTCTTTTCGATAACTTTATTAATATATTTTATTGGTAATTTCTTACTGTACCAACTTACATATTTATGCCCTTGTATATGTTGTCTTAGTTTAATATTCTCAATACCAGAAGATTCTGGGAAAGCCTTATTAAACAGGCTAACTTTTACTTTTAGATAGTCAATTTGCCAATCTATGTGGTCAATCCTAATTGCTCTTCTTTTCCTATCTAAACTTCCATCTCCTATCATCTGTGACGCAATAATAGACAGATTATCATCTACAGTAGGATAATATTCTTTGTTTGGTTGTCTTAAAATCAATTTTGTTTTTGCTGCTGTAAAAGTTGATACACCAAAAAATTTATCAAAAATTGTAGTCCACACAATATCACTCTCTTTAAGACCTAATATTTCTCTTGCTTCTGATTTAGTATTAGAGAGTAATACGGCATTTTCAACTTCATTTCTTGAAGGTGTCCTTTCTTTTTGAGCAAGCTCAGTAATAGTACAACCAAATAAAGATTTTACCCTTCTATAAACAGCTCTTTCTTGAATATTAAACTCTTTCATTAGTGGAACTACAACTTCTTTATTATAGTTACCTCTATAATTAACATTTTTCACAAGTTCTTGCACTCTTTCATAAAACATAATAAAACCCTTCTTATATTAATATGTTATGCACTGTAAGTCTGTGAACCTTCCGCAAAATATGGGGCTTGGCTGCTGATTACCCAACACATAATTCTTTTTATACATTCACGCCTACCCTCTCAGGTTACGTTGTAGTGATTATGTTTTAACAAGTTTCCAGCAATTCACATAATTTTTTACATGAGGCAATTATTTACCACATGGGTTTACACAAATAGGTTTTAATCTCTCATCTATATATGTACCAAAAGTTTCACGTTGAGCTACGTCAACAAACCACAATCCTGGGTCCCCACAAATATAAGCAGCTTCTGAAATTTGATTTAATATATCCCTTGCTTTTAAAGTGTTGTATTGTTTAAATGTACCCCCTGATTCTTCCCATTTATCATAATCACCAGTCCATTCTTTATTATACTTTTCTTTATCAAAATCTATATCTGGAAATATAAAAGTGAAGTCTTCATCATCCTCAACTGCTTTCATAAAGGAATCTGTTATCTTTAAACTTATATTAGCAGCATCAATTTTCGGATAATCTCCAGTAAAAACATCTTTTTCAAAAACTTCTTCAGGTTTTGCTTTACTCCAAATAAATTTTATAACGTCCGGGTGTCTTATATCTAATGTTATAATTAATGCACCACGCCTACCTCTTTGTGATATTGTTTTTGTTATTTCAGAGAAAGTTGGCATAAAACTAACAGCACCAGAACTTTCTTTAGCTGCATTATTGACAGCTTCACCAGAAGGGCGTAATACAGATATATCTACACCCGAACCACCACGATAAGAAAATGTCCTCGCAAGTTTCTTTTGACATTCAAATATATCTTCAATACTATCATGCAGTATAGGTGTGAAATAACAATTACTAAAAGAACCTTTGGAATCTGTATTACACCTACTAAGGATAGACCCAGCAGGTATAAATCTTCCACTTCTTAATAGTTCTCGTTGATCATCTTCTTTAATACTACAATAATTAATTACACCTTCTATAACATCTTTAATATTTTCATGACCATATTTATTAACACACACCATTTTACAAAATGATTCATGTTCATTAATACTATGTTCAAGAAGCTCTTTAGTAATTTTTTCTGTCAAATATCACCTCATTAATTTTAATATTATTAGTATATACAATAGTATTATCAATAACTACTTTATTTGTATATTTATTTAAGTTTTCATTATATTTTACTTTAAAAAAATCATTATACATCATTTATAAATCCAACAATAGAACTAAGTTTATCTTCCAAATCTTTATTCCTTTAAATTATACGTTGCAACCTTTAAAAATTTCAGGACACTTCCGATACTCCCAATATTCAGCACCAAATCTCTCAGACCAAGCCCCATCTTTATACCAAACAATACCAGATAACCTTTGTGATCCAAGTCTATCATTATATTTGAAATCTAATTTATGTAGGAATTGTTCAAACTCATTTTCTGTATATTCACATTTAAGTATAAAATTATTTACAATTGCACAAAGAACTTCTTTATCCTTTATCTCTTCTAAAAACTCTTCTTTTGCATTAATCATTTTACACATCTCTCCAATACAGATAGTCTTTAAGAATATCAATCAACTCATAATCAGTAATCTTCGTCCATACATAATGATTTAAACCATCAAATTCCCTACTGTAAAAATCATTACATTTCTTCATATAATACTCACCATTAAACTTAAATTTCCTGCTACCATCAGTATCTACTCTGTATTCTTTATAGTCTTTTCTATATTGCTGGTAATTACTGTAATTCTTCATACATTAAACAACTCCTTATAATAAGAATATTCTTCCATAATATTATCTAATTGTTTACATCCACCTTTAAGCTCAGGACATAAACCATTCCTATACACACAATTTGGAACCATACACAAAGCTAAATCATGATTTTTCTTATTAATTTCATTCTTTATCATCCAAACAATATACTTTGTTTCTTTATGCGCTTTATTACATAATCTTTTATTTGCAAGTGTAATTAAAGCTTCTGCGTTGATAAACAGAGTATGATTAATAGGTGAGAGTCTATCTGCATCTGGATCACCACACCTATCATCTCTATTAGACAATACATAATGTTCAACACCAATCTTATGTCTTACAAGATGTACAGAAACAAAAGATGGGATATTCTTTAATTCAACACAATACTCTTCTTGCCTAATTGGTGAATGACACATAAGATAGGAATTTAAATCAGATACTTTTGTATCAAACCTAACAGTTGAATCAAAAGCAACTTTTTTCCAATGTGGTGTTTTTGTTTGTGTAACTATAACTTCATAATTGTTTCTATTAGCTTTCACCTTCGACTCTTCTCCTTTGCGACTTGTAGAGGACAAAGATATTTAAAAACATAATCATGTGAACATTCTATATATACTTCATCTGACTTTAATTTGCAAC